GTGACGATGACGACGGTCGCAGGGCTGATCGACGGGCTCGCGAGCTACCCGCTCCCGGCGAGCGCGTACAGCGTGCTCGGCTTCCGCAGCGACGGCACTGATTGGTGGGTGGTCTGATGTCTGCTCCGACGAAATGCCCGAAGTGCTCCACGCCGCTGGTCGCGGCGAAGGGTCCGTGGGCCTCGACCTACGCGCCCCTGGTGTGCCCGTCGTGCAAGAAGGTTGTCCCGAAGCAGAAGTGAGTGAGGTGACGCATGGCGATGGGTCCGAGCAACTTGGCCGTCCAGGCGTTCCCCCAGGCGGCGAACCCAGGCCAGCAGACCACGGCAGCGGCGGAGCCCCCGCCCGATGCCCAGCGGGACATCCCGCTGGAGGGCGTCCGCCTGGTCGAGTTCGCTGGGGGTGTGCGGTTCGCCCGCATGGACCGCCTGGAGGCTTACTTCCGGGGACGGCAGGACGACCACAAGCAGTACAACTGGGACGGGGACATGGTGGCGGTGGGCCAGGAGGCCGCCATCAAGCCCGGCTGGTACGTCCCGCTCCGCCAGCGGCGCCCGGACACCCGGTACGACCTGGGGGCGCTGGTGGTCACCCGCCTGACCTCCATGCTGTTCGGCGTGGACCGCTTCCCAGAGCTCCAGGTGGAGGGCGACGAGGACGCCGAGGACTACATCAAGGCCCTCTGCACGGAGTCCCGGCTGGCCTCTCGCATGATCGAGGCTCGGAACCTGGGAGGTGCCACCGGCACCTCCTGTCTGTCGTTCGCCTTCAAGGCGGGCAAGCCACGGGTGGAGGTCCACAACGCCAAGCACGTCACGGTGCTGCGGTGGGCCGACGAGGACGAGCGGGTGTGCGCCGCCGTGCTCAAGACCTACACCTACACCCGCCGGGTGTTCGACCCGTCCAGCGGCAAGCTCAAGGACGTGTTGTACTACTACGCCCGGTACTGGGACGAGGCCCAGGAGATCGTCTGGGAGCCCATCCCCAAGAGCCTCGCCGAGACCGACCGCTGGACGCAGGCGCCCCACAAGGCGGTCCCACACAGCTTCGGCTTCTGCCCGTTCTACTGGGTGCAGAACCTTGCCAACTCGCAGGAGCCGGACGGGGACAGCGACTTCGGCGGGCTCACCGACAACATCGATCAGATGAACCAGCTTCTGTCGTCCACCGCACGAGGGGTCAAGGCCAACTGTGACCCCACCCTGGTGGTCCGCATGGAGCCGGGCGCCAACGACGGCAGCGTCCGCAAGGGGTCCGAAAACGCCATCTTCTCGCCGGGCGGGGCGGACTACCTGACGCTCCCGGGCGATGCGCCCACGGCGTCCTTGGGCATGGCGGAGAAGCTCCGGGCGTTCACGCTCGACGTGGCGTCCGTGGTGCTCGCCGACCCGGAGAAGCTCTCAGGCGCCGCCCAGAGCGCCCAGGCCCTCCGCATCCTCTACGCCCCGATGCTCGCCAAGTGCGATCTGCTCAGGGAGCAGTACGGGGAGTTCGGCATCAAGCGGGTCCTGGTCGGGATGCTCCGCGCCGCCAAGGTCGTGGCTTCCACGACCGTCACGGACCCGGTGACGGGCCAGACGACCAAGATGGGCGTCGTGCTCCCCAAGCGCATGGTGCGGGAGGAGCCCGAGGACGAGGAGCCGGAGGCCGAGACTCTGGAGGCGGTGGCTCAGGAGGACGAGGCGGCCGAGGCGGGCGACGCAGCCCTTCCGCCCCTCCCTCCCCACAAGGAGAAGAAGGAGCCGGAGGTCCGTTTCGTGGAGCGCAAGCCCGGCACCTCCGAGGAGATCGCCCTCAACTGGAACCCCTACTTCTCCCCCACCTGGGCGGACATCAAGCTCGCCGCCGATGCGGTGAAGGCGGCCAACGGCGGGAAGCCGGTCATCAGCCAGCGGACCTCCATCGAAGCGGTGCAGTCGTTGTTCGGCGTCAACGACGTGGACGAGGAGCTTCACGAGATCGAGGAGGCGTCCAAGCAGGCGATGGAGGAGGCGGCCGCCGCGATGGGTGGCGGCCCCGACATGGGCTTCCCGCCCAAGCCCGGCCAGCCGCCGGGACAGCCTGGGATCCCGCCAAGCACAGATCGTGCCGCCCCGCCCCGCGAGGACAAGGGCAAGGTCTAAGTGTCGCGTGCGACCCGCGCGATCTCCGCCGCTGTCGGGCAGGCACACAGCGTGCTCGACCTCGACACGCCTGCCGGGCGCCGAGCGGCCCGCAACCTGTCCCGGCTCCTCAACACCGCCGACTCGTCGCTCTCTGAACGTCTGCTCAGTGAGGCGGAGCGGTACGGGGGCGCAGAGGCGCGGTTCTCCGGCGCCGCCCTGGTGTCGTACCAGACCCAGGTGCGGGCCACGCTCCGGTACGTTGAGGCCCGTCTCGGCGGCCTCACGCACACGGCGGCCCTGGCGGCGGTGGAGGCATCGACCACCCACGCCGCCGCCACGCTGGAGCGGCTGGAGCGTGCGTTCCGAGGTGTGACCACGACCCCCATCCGGGTGTCGGCCGCCGTGATGATGGACCCGTCCAGCGGGTTCGGGTCGTCTCTGCTGCGGAGCGTGCAGACCTCCGCGCACCGCTACGGCTCGGCCATGATCGAGCAGTTCGAGGCGCACATGCGGGCCGGGATGGTGACGGGGCTCGACCAGCGCCAGATGGTGGAGCTACTGACCGGGCACGGCGGCCCCACCGGGGTGGTGTCCATGCGGGCCAGGTACGCCGCCGGGGTCGTGACCGTCACCCACACCGAGGACATCCCCGAGGGCCTGTTCCGGCGGTATCGGTGGTGGGCGCAACGCATCGTCCGCACCGAAACGGCAAGGGCGTACAACGCCGCGCAGTTGGAGACCTACCGCCAGATGCGGCGCGACTTCCCCGACCTCCAGAAGAAGATCCTGGCGACGTTCGACAACCGCACCGCCATGGACAGCGTGCTCGTCCACGGTCAGGTGCGCGACCTCGACGGCTACTTCCAGGACGGGGCGGGCCGCGTGTACCAGGCACCGCCAGCCCGGCCCAACGACCGGGAGACCGTCATCCCCTGGCGGGGCTCGTACACCGAGGAGGCGGACACCCGGTCGCTCTCCCCGGTCGAGGTGGAGCGCGCCGCTGCTCGTATTCGCGAGAGTCGCCCCGTGCGGGTGCCCCGCACACGTCCACGCCCAGCCACCCCGGCGAGGCTGTCGGGGTAGCAAACGCTCCCCATCACTCGGGGCAAACGCTCCCCGACTGAGTTACTTCTTATAGAGGGAGAGTGAGAGAGCTTCCTTCGGAAGCTCTCTCCCTGGCGGACGCTGCGTGCTAGTCTCCGGGGATGGCAACCACCAGCACCGGCCAGGACACGCCCCCGTTCAACACGCCCCCGTCGGAGGCCAGCCGGTTCCCCGGCAACGCCGCCCTTCACTCCGACCCGGAGAAGGAGATGTCGGGCAACCTCCCCGCCCAGCCCCGTGGGCTGGAGGTGCAGGCGACGTGCGAGGGACACACACCCTGGAAGGGGTTGACCAACGGGCGCTGAACGTCCACTCTCGGCGGCAGAGGTTCACGATGGCCTACGAGGCAGACAAGCTCCCGTTCCGCTCCCAGGCATCGGCCGCCGCTTCGGCGTCGGGCCCGGGGGGTGAGATCCCGCCGTTCCGCGACGTGACGCAAGGCGGCGCCCCGGCGGGCGAGTTCTTCACGCCAGGCGAGCTTCCGGTGCACGCCACGCACGGCGGCTCGGGCTTCCGCGAGGGCTTCTCGCCGTCGTCGGCGAACCCGGCCCTTCCCGCGCCCGGCTCCGACGAGGGCTTTCCGCTCCCGCCCGGCGGGAACCGTCGCTGACCCATGAGCGCATCGCTCAACCTCCAGGGGTCCCTGGAAGTCGGCGGCGACTGCTCCGCCGCCTGCTCGGGCTCCGGTGACCGGACGGTCCGCAGGCTCTCCCTGCGGTGCTCCCCCGGCATCTACCAGTCCGTGGTGGACACCCCGGTCCCCCTCCAGATCAACACGCCTGGGCTCCCCGGTGCGTCGTTCGTGGACCTCGACGTGCTCGACGCCCTCACGGCGATCGAGTTCCTGTACGCCCGGACCAACAGCAAGTTCTACCTCCGCATCGGCGCGGATGAGGCCCTTCTCGTCGGCGTCGGCGGGACGTTCCCCACGGGGTTCGTCGGTGGTGAGACGCTCCTCCTGACCATCGACACGGTTCCCGTGACCGTGACCTTCCTGGCGGGCGACCAGACCGCCGCGCAGTGCGTCGCACGCATCAACGCCGCCTGTGCGCTCGCCGGACTCGCCACCCCACGCGCCAGCCTGACCGCCTCGCTCCAGATCCAGATCCGGGGCACCGCGACGGGCACCGCCGCCCAGGTGTCGGAGGGCGGCGGTACGGGGGCGGCCACGCTCGGCTTCCCCGGCTCGCCCACTGCCAGCGGCAAGGGCGCAGACGTGGGCGTGTACGGGACGCTCCTCCAGGAGTTCCCCGTGTTCCCCGACGCACCCACCCGCATCCAGGTGAGCGGGCAGGGGACCATCGCCGTCGTTGCGGCGGGTCGCTCCTCCGTGTAGCCTCGCCCCCGTCTCTTGCCAGAAGGACTCTGACCATGCCGCGCACCCTCCGATCCGCCATCAACGAGAGCAACCCCAACAAGGTCGCGGACGGCCTCCGTGAGGTGAAGGCGGGCGACGCCTTCGCGCTTCTCCCGCGCTTCATCGCCGGAGCGGTCGTGGCGAGCATCCTGGCTCTGGACAACACGGCGAAGGCCATGTCCGGCCTCTCGGCGTTCGTCACCGCTGGCGGCTCGACGGGCGCCAAGACCTACGTCGCGGGCGGTGCTCCGGCGGCGGGTCAGTTCTCGGTCACTCCGACTGGCGACCTCATCTTCGCGGCGGCGGACGCCGTGACGGCGGCCGAGGCCACCTACACCGCCATCGAGGGCGCCGTCTTCACGGAGTCCGTGGCGGTCGCGGCCTCGGTCGGTGCGTTCGCGTCGGGCCGCCAGGGCGTGATGCTCCTCTCCGCCACGGTGGACGTGGGCATCGTGCTCGGCGCCAAGACCCCGGTCGCGCGCGGAACCGCTCCGGTGGCGACCGAGGCGGCCATCAACGCGCTCGGGACCGGCGTCGCGTTCAACGCGGCGGATGTCGTCGCGGGACGCGCCACCGTGACCTACGTCATCACGCCCGGCTCGGGTGGGACGACGGGTGTCAGCCAGCGTCTGCTCAGCGACACCAACATCTGACGGGGAAGCACTCAACCCCTCCCCTACGCGGACGCCCGGCGGTGACAGGGCGGTTGGAGGAGACGAACGATGGCTGACCCCACGCAGGCGGGTTCCCCCGCCGGTACGCCCGCACCCACCACCCCGGCAGCGGCGCCCGCTGCTCCCGAGCCCTACGCATCGTTCCCCGATGCGGAGAGCTTCCAGAAGCGGGTGGACCGGGAGGCGCGGAAGCACCTCAAGGAGCTTGGGGTGGAGGACCCTTCCACGCTCAAGGCCACCCTCGCCGAGTACGAGACCTTCAAGAAGCAGGCGGAGGAGGCCAAGCGGGCTCAGATGTCGGAGGTGGAACGCCTCCGGGCCGACCTCGCCGCCAAAGACGCCGCCGCCGCAGAGGCCATGTCCGCCGCCGAGGAAGCCCAGCTTCGTGCACACCTGTATCAGGTGTTCGCACGCCACGGGGTCAAGAATTTCGACTACGGGTTCTGGCTCATCACCAACAAGCTGGCGGGCCTCCCCGACGACGCCGAGGCCCTGGACGAGGAGGCGTTCCTTGCCTCCGCCGCGCAGGACCCCTCCATGAGGGCGGCGCTCGGCATGGAAGCCCCCGCCCCGGCGGCCGCTCCCGTGGGCGCCCCTCCGGGTGTCGCCGGGCTCCGCCCCGCCACGACCACCCCGGCAACGTCCCCGGCCCCCACGCCGCCGCCGGTCAACCCGGCCATCCCCGTCAAGACGGCGATGGACATGACCCCCGGCGAGTGGGCCGCGTACAAGCAGCGCATGGGCATCAACGCCTGACGCACAGCGGACGCATGTTGCATTCGAGGCGACATGCGTCCATCATCGATTCGTCTCGTTCACCCCGGCTCACGCGCACGACGGCGGCAACGGTCGGTTCCTTCGGGGTCACGCAGCGATCACCCAGACTCTAGGAGATCCCCACCGTGACCGTATCCACCGTCGCCCTTGGTCTGCCTCCGGGCATCGTCAACCTCATCCAGGACCGCACGCTGGAGCGTGTGTTCCACGATGCGCTCTACCCGCGCCTCCTGTACCGCTCGGAAGCCATCGCTGAAGAGTGGGCAGCGAACCTGGGCGAGCGCATGGTCTTCACCCGTGCGGGCCTCATGGACGTGGACCTCACGCCCCTGACCCCCGGCATGGACCCGTCGCTCGGCTCCTACGAGATGGAGCAGTGGGAGTGCCAGGCCAACCAGTACGGCAAGTCCATCGACACCCACATGCCGACGAACTACGTCGCGCTCGCGCCCATCGTCCTTCGTAACGTGGTCCAACTGGGCCTCAACGCGGCGCAGGCCATGAACCGTCTGACCCGGAACCCGCTCTACCGCGCGTACTTGGGCGGGTCGTCGGTCAACATCCTGGTCGCCGCCATCGGCGCCACACAGATCACGGTCGCGTCGCTGGACGGCTTCACGGAGCGCGTCTCCAACGCGCGCATCCTGCCCATCAGCCCGGCGAACCCCCTCCCGGTCACCTTCTCCAACGCGGAGCCCGCCAACACGGCCATCGGCTTCGCGCCGCTGAACCCCGCCCAGCCCTTCGGCCCCGGCGTCCTCACGCTCGGCGCCGCCCTGACGGTCGGTCTCCCGCTCCGCACGGGCGTCTTCGCCTCCACCCGCTCCGCCATCACCCGCGTCGGCGGTGCGGCGACCGTGGATGGCCTCGTCGGCACCAACATCCTGACCCTCCAGGACATCATCAACACCGTGGCCCGGATGCGCGCCCAGAACGTGCCTCCGACGCCGGATGGCTACTATCACGTCCACGTCACGCCGGAGGGCGAGGCGCAACTGTTCGCGGACAACCAGTTCCAGCGGCTCTACCAGTCGCTGCCGGACTCGGCCGCGTACCGGGACCTCGCCATCGGGCAACTCGTCGGCTGTCGGTTCTACCGCAACACCGAGAACCCCAACACCGACAACTCGGGCGCCCTCGTGGACTCCTCGGGTGGTGCGGGCTCGGCACGCATCGCCCCGGACCTGGGCGGCGAGGTGCTCAACCAGGCGGGCCTCGCCATCCGCCGCGCCATCGTGCTCGGCGGCGGCACCATCTACGAGAAGTACCTGGACGAGTCCAAGTTCATCTCGGAGGCGGGCGTCACCGGCAAGATCGGTGAGTTCAGCGTGGTGAACAACGGTGTCGCCATCATGGCGCAGCGCATCCGTTTCATCATGCGCTCGCCTCTGGACCGCCTCCAGCAAGTGGTCTCGATGGCCTGGTCGTGGTCGGGGGACTTCCCCATCCCGTCGGATGGCCTCACGGGTTCGGCGGCGCGCTTCAAGCGAGCGGCGATCATCGAGCACGCCTGAGCGGAACCCCGGACGCACCCCCGCCAACGTCCGGTCGCCACCGTTCGGTTCGCAGCCTGGGGCCCGGGACTTCGGTTCCGGGCCCCTTGTCTTTCTGCTACGGTCCTCACATGGCACGTCCCAAGAAGCCCACCGCCCCCGCTCCTTCTGAGGAAGGCGCCACCCTCGCCGAGGTGTTCGGCCCTGGACCTGTGGGCGATGCTGCCCCGGCGGTGCTCGACATCCCGGCGGACGAGGCGCCGACCCGCTCGTTCAAGCTGGACGCCCCGGTGGCGTCGCTTCGGTTCAAGGTTCTCCGCGCGTCGCGCTTCGTGACGGGTGGGATGGTGCATCACCTGGCGGCGGGGAGTATCGTCTCCGCCGTCACTCACGACATGGACGATCTGCTTGCTCAACAAATCCCGCTGGAGCCTGTCTGATGCCCAAAGTCAAAGGACAGCTGAAAAACCCGGAGGGCGGGCTCACGGCTGCGGGCCGCGCTTACTTCAAGCGCACCGAGGGCGCCGACCTGAAGCCGGGAGTCAAGGGCGCAGCGGACACGCCCGAGAAGATGCGGCGCAAGGGCTCGTTCCTCTCGCGGATGTTCGGTGCGGGCGCTCAGGGAGCGATGCAAAAGCCCGACGGCTCGCCCACACGTCGCGCTCTGTCTGCGCGTGCATGGGGCGAAGCGGTGCCCAAGAATGATGCTGGTCGCGCTCGCCTTGCAGCCAAGGGCAAAGCTATGCTGGAGCGATACGCCGCACGGAAGGAAAAAGACTGATGCTCACCCGCAAGGACGTGTCCCGCATCCCTGGCGTAACCCCCAAGAACCCCGCTGCCGGTGCGCGTGGGCCTGGCCTCAAGGGGCTGCGTCCTG